TCAAAGTTACAAATTTGCCTGAGATATGAAAAATAGTAATATTAATAATATCACAGGTAAATTATCATTTATATATGATCCTGAGTGTAAGTTAAGAATAGTTGCAATAGTAGATTACTATACTCAATTATTTTTAAAACCTATTCATGAAAAGATTATGAATAAACTTCAAAATCTTCCTCAAGATAGAACTTATACTCAAGATCCATATAATAAATGAAACGATGATTATAATCAATATTGATCACTAGATCTTTCATCAGCAACAGATAGATTTCCAATAAAACTTCAAAGAAGACTTTTGGAACATATGTTTTCAAAAGAATTATCTGAAGGTTGATTTGGAATTTTATCTAGCAGAAAGTTTAAAACCCGTGAAGGTGACATGGTCTCTTACGAGACTGGACAACCTATGGGTGCTTATTCTTCCTGAGCTGCCTTCACATTAACCCACCATTTAGTTGTACACTGATGTGCACACTTAAGTGGCATTCAAGATTTTAAAGATTATATAATTTTAGGTGACGATATTGTTATAAAAAACGATAAGGTTGCTAAATTGTATAAAATTTGAATCAAGAATTTGGGTGTGGATTTATCTGAGGCAAAAACACATGTATCTCACGATACTTATGAATTTGCTAAAAGATGAATCTGTAAAGGAAAAGAAATTACCGGTATACCAATATCTGGAATCATTAATAATATTAATAATCCTTTTATTGTTATGGTAAATCTTTATGATTTTTACAAAATCAAAAGAAATTACTTAAGTTCTTCATTGAATTTAACCCACGTAGTTAAAAAACTTTACAAAGGATTAAATTACAAATTGAGTACTAAGTATTCAAATTCTAAATTTAATTTGAAAGTTTCTATTTTCCACAAATCATTAGATTATTGTTTTGGTTATGCAACAATTGATTCTCTTCGAGAATTAATTGCTAGTAACTTAAATAATGATCTAGTGATGATACCTAACGATAGTTTAATTCATTCATTACTAAATGATATTATCGGACTAGGTATAGGGAAAACTGTAAAAAACAGTATGAATAAATTAAATACATTAGTTGAATCTATTATATCAAATAAGAATTATTTGAATGAAGATGAAACTAATAACTTAAAATATTATCCTGTTTTTACGGGTATAAATAATTATCTTAATAATTATAAAGATCAAGTTTCAAATTGACAAGTAAACTCTGTTAATTTTAGACAAAGATCCAAAGAATTATTAATGCTAAATATTGACAATGTATTTAATAAGGAGAGAAATAAGACTCTCGAACTATTAAATACAGGAAAAATATTTAAGTTGGGATTTGATGAAATTAATTCTACTGATGAGATTATGTATGGATCCTCCATTGGAGAATCAACATATTCTTATAACTCAGATTTAACTAATCATATCTCAAATAATTATTCTATAACATTCAATAAAATGAATGAAATTAGTAATGGAACATATAAAGTTGAAGAACTAAGAAGTTCAAAATCAATATATGATTCTTATGCTAATTTCTTCGATTAAGAACGCATAGATCCTATTTTACGAATAGGAGGGTATAACATTTTATACATTAAGTAATTAATGTATATGTGAGTTATACGGTTAAAACCAGTAATGC